GTAGTAACATGATGGATGCCACGTATAATCCATTAAGCATGATGGAAGACTACTTCTTTCCAGTAACAGCGGAGGGTAGAGGATCTAGCATTGACGTATTCCCTGGCGGTCAAAACCTAGGCGAAATCACGGATTTACGCTTCTTTACCAACAAGTTATTCCGTGGTTTGCGTATTCCCAGCAGCTATTTGCCTACTGGAGTAGACGACGGAACTCAAGCAATAACTGATGGTCGCGTGGGCACAGCATTGATACAAGAATGGCGTTTTAATCAATACTGCAAGCGATTGCAGTCCATGATTGCAGACAAATTGGATGCAGAATTCAAGCTGTTTATGCGTTGGCGCGGTATCAATATTGACACTCAACTGTTTGATTTAATATTTGAAGAACCGCAGAACTTTGCACAATATCGCCAAGCAGATATTGATAGTGCCCGTATTGCTACATTTACACAGCTAGAAGCTTATCCGTACATGAGTAAACGTTGGTTGATGAAACGCTACTTGGGCCTAAGCGAGCAAGAAATGAGCGAAAACGAAACCATGTGGGCCGAAGAACAAGGTGACGTAGACGCTGCTCCCGTCGAAGATCCAAACTTGCGTAGTGTGGGCATTAGTCCAGGTGGCATCGCAGGTGATTTGGCAAATGTAGAGCCATTGCCAGCAGCAGGCGAAATTGGTCCTGATCAAATGCAATCAATGAGCCCAATGGGCGGGCCACAACCGGGTGCCGCAGCTGGAGTAGCACCTGCACCAACCGGCGCAGCACCGGTATAATTGGTAAATTGGGTAAATACAAGCATGGTACTTAACGAACTTTATGAACCGGCAAAACCTGGATATCAATCTTCAGCTGAAGACAATACTCCAATGAAGTTGAGCGATCTACGCAAAACTCGCTTGACTTTGGCAGATCTCAATCGCTTACGCATGGCAAACGATGTGCGTCGAGTTGAACACGAAACCAAACTAGAACAAGTTACAAAACAGTATAAACCACCTGCAGCCGCTGCCGGTCCGGTATAGTTCTACAAAATACTTCAAAAAACACCCATTTAACCGCATTATCTGCGTAGTTATGTAAATATATTACAGCCATATTATTAAGGAGTTCCTAAATGAACAAATATGAACAGTTAATTGAACACATTATAAACGATGACGAGGCAAAAGCTCGCGCATTGTTTCACGACATTGTAGTCGAAAAATCACGAGACATTTACGAAAGTTTAATGGACGAAGATTACACCGAAGAAGACATTGGTGGCAATCAAGTTCAAGGCCTAGTAGATGAAATCTCCATGGACGAAACCGACGGCATCGGCGAAGGCGACGATGAAGACAACGGCGAAATGGACATGGATCCAGAAGCAGGCATAGACAACATGGATGACATGGGCGACATGGACGGCGAAGAAGATCTAGAGCAAAAAGTAATGGATCTGGAAACAGAATTAGAAGCACTAAAAGCTGAATTTGAACAGCTAATGGGCAAAGACGAAGCTGGTGAAGAGGAAATGGATGACATGGGCGACATGGGCGACATGGGCGACATGGGCGATGAAGAAGGCGAAGAAGACATGTTCGGCGGTGACGACGAGTCAGACGACGAAGATGAAATGTTTAAAGAAGCCAACGAAGAAGTAGCTGAATCACGTCGTGCATATCCTAAGACAGCAGTTGATTTGATGCGTGAATATGTAGAAAAAATCAGCGCACCTAGCAACACTGAATTTACTCCAGTAGGTACTGGTGCAGGTGGCGATAAGCCAGCTGGTAACACCAAGAACCCACTAGCAGGTAAAAACGACATGGGTGGCGTAGCTGGCATCAATAAAGGCGGTAGCGAGTCAGCTCCAGACGGACAACGTCCACATGGTAAAGCAGGCGGCTTTCTAAAAGGCGCACAAGAAATTGACGTGGCTAAACGCAATGTTAACAAACCAGGCGGCAACAAAGGCGCACAAAACTGGTACAGCAACAAAGCTAAAGCTAAATCTGGTGAAGGCCAAACTACTGACGGATCAGTTCCAGTTCAGAAGAAAAGCATTGAACCAGGCGGCAACTAAGTTAGGGCAATAATATGGCTTTGTACCTAAAAGAGAATCTTACCTTCGACAGGGCCCAAATAGAGGTCTTAACTGAAGACTCTAAACTTGAAGAAGGTAAGAAAAATCTGTATATGAAGGGGATATTCATTGAGGGAGGTGTGAAGAACGCTAACCAACGTGTTTATCCCATTCACGAAATCACAAAAGCTGTAAGCACGATCAACGAGCAAATCAAAGAAGGACACAGCGTCCTAGGCGAAGTTGATCACCCTGATGATTTAAAAATTAATTTAGATCGTGTATCACATATGATTGAAGGTATGTGGATGGACGGTCCTTGCGGACACGGTAAACTAAAGATTCTACCAACACCAATGGGTAAACTAGTGGAAGCTATGATTACTAGTGGTGTTAAGTTGGGTGTTAGCAGTCGTGGATCAGGCGAAGTTAATGAAGGAACAGGACATGTCAGCGGTTTTGATATTATTACCGTGGACATTGTAGCACAACCCAGTGCCCCGCATGCATATCCAAAAGCGATTTACGAAGGACTTATGAATATGCGTCATGGCCATAGAGTGTTAGATGTAGCGCGAGATGCTACACAAGATCAAAGAGTACAGAAGTACCTGAAAGAAGGCTTAACACGCCTTATCAAAGACCTTAAGTTATAACAGGAGAAACCTAATGTTAGATGCTATCAAACCATTGTTAGATAGTGGAATCATCACAGAAAGTACTCAGCAAGCAATTACTGAAGCTTGGGAAGCAAAACTTCTTGAAGCCAAAGAAACTGTCAGAGCTGAACTTCGTGAGGAATTTGCACAACGCTATCAACATGACAAACAAGTAATGGTTGAAGCTCTAGACAAAATGGTAACTGAATCTCTACAAAGTGAACTACAAGAGTTTGCAGTAGAGAAACAGGCACTAGCTGAAGATCGCGTGAAATTCAAACATCACATGACAGAAAGCAGCGCCAAATTCAATGATTTCATGGTTACTAAACTAGCCGACGAAATCAGAGAACTACGTGAAGATCGCAAAATGTACGAAAACAGCGTGAGCCGTTTAGAAAAATTTGTTATCAAATCACTAGCAGAAGAAATTCAAGAGTTTGAGCAAGACAAGCAAGCAGTAGTTGAGACAAAAGTTCGTCTGATTGCTGGTGCCAAAGATAAACTTGCCGAACTACAACAGAATTTTATTGCTCGTTCAGCCGAACTAGTTCGTGAATCAGTTACTAGAAAACTAGAGTCAGAAATGACTCAACTCAAAGAAGACATCCACATGGCTCGCGAGAACATGTTTGGTCGTCAAATCTTTGAAGCCTTTGCAAGCGAATTTGCAGTTACTCATTTAAACGAGAACAAAGAAATCCGTAAGCTACAGGCTATTGTTGCAGCTAAAGAGCAAGCGTTGGCGGAAGCCAAACAGCAAGCCGATTCAGCTTCAATAATTGTTGAATCAAAAAATAAAGAAATTCGTATCATCAAAGAATCAACTGAACGTAAAGATACTATTACGTCTCTATTGAGATCTTTAAACAAGGAAAAAGCTACAATTATGAGCGAACTCCTTGAAAGTGTGCAAACTGCTAAGTTGCAGAGCGCATTTGAAAAGTATCTTCCAGCTGTTCTAAATAACACAGCAGCAGTTGCTCCTAGAAAAGCAATGTTAGCAGAAAGTCGTTTAGAAGTAACCGGAGATAAAACTGCTAAAATCAACGTTGAAAGCACAGACGCACATAACAATGTGATTGAGCTAAAGCGTTTAGCAGGGCTTAATTAAACCCTAAAAGGAAAAAGGAAAAGAAATGACACAAGCACTATTAGAAAGCCGTTGGGGCGAGACCAAAGAAGCCCTGTTAGAAGGCCTAAATGGTTCAAAGCGAACCACAATGGGTGTAGTTTTAGAAAACACCCGTAAGCACTTGATGGAAACTGCTACTGCAGGTGCCACTGCTGCTTCAAACGTAGCTACACTTAACCGTGTAATTCTACCAGTAATTCGTCGTGTTATGCCGACAGTTATTGCTAACGAAATCGTTGGTGTTCAGCCAATGACTGGACCTGTTGCACAGATCCACACACTACGTGTTCGTTATGCTGACAGCATCACTGACACCGCAAGTACCTATCAAGGTGCTAGTGGTAACGGTAGTGTAACAGCTGGTGACGAAGCACTATCACCATTTAAGATTGCTGTTGCTTATTCTGGTCTAACCAACGGTGGCACCGCTACCAATGGTCGTGCCTCAAGCACAAGCACACTTGAAGGTGTACCTGGTAACAGAATCAACGTTCAAATCTTAAAGCAAGTTGTTGAAGCCAAGACTCGTAAGTTATCAGCTCGCTGGACTTTCGAAGCTGCTCAAGATGCACAAGCCATGCATGGTTTGGATATTGAAGCAGAAATCATGGCAGCTCTTGCACAAGAGATTACCGTTGAGATCGACCAAGAAATTCTAGGTTCATTACGTAGCCTAGCAGCAACTGAGTTCACATTTGACCAAGCTGCTGTAAGTGGTACTGCTACATTCGTTGGTGACGAACATGCTGCACTAGCTGTTCTAATCAATCGTAGCGCAAACTTAATTGCATCACGTACACGTCGTGGCGCTGGTAACTGGGCAGTTGTTAGTCCAGCAGCATTGACTGTTCTTCAGTCAGCTACTACAAGTGCATTTGCACGTACTACAGAAGGTACTTTTGAAGCACCTACAAACACCAAGTTTGTTGGTACACTAAACGGTGCTATGCGTATCTATGTTGACTCATATGCAAGTGATACAGCCGCGGTTCTAGTTGGTTACAAAGGTTCGTCAGAAGCAGACGCAGCAGCGTTCTACTGCCCATACGTTCCTCTAATGAGCTCTGGTGTTGTTCTAGACCCAGCTACTTTTGAACCAGTAGTTGGCTTTATGACACGCTATGGTTACATTGAGTTAACCAATACTGCATCTAGCTTTGGTAACGCAGCTGATTACCTTGCAGAAATTGCAGTTAGCAACCTATCATTCCAGTAATCATGGAATAAACTTTTTACCCTTCGGGATGGGAAGTTACTTAAAAGCGCCGCAAGGCGCTTTTTTGTTGAGTAAAATTTCTTAAGATAAATATTCGTGTAGCAACAGCTACAGCTCGTGTTAAACACACATACACACATAGGAGAAAAATATGAGCAAAACACCTTACGAGATTCGTCTTGAACTCTTGACCCTGGCTAAAGAAATTCTTCAAGCGCCAGTTTACGAAAAACGCAGCCAACTAAGCGACGAGTACCACTCCAAGCTAACTGATGCCAATCGTGGAACTCACCCGTTTCCAACCATGCCCGATTTTCCGTCAACCACGGATATTATCAGCAAGGCTGAGGAACTGAAGAAGTTTGTAGATCAAGCGTAAAACTAAGCCCCGCAAGGGGCTTTTTGTTGAGTATACTATAAATACATTGTTCATATGAACTTATGCAGAGCCATCTGCGTAGGCCTAGAACGCCAATTTAAAGGAGAAATAAAATGGCACGTGGTTTAAAAATCGCACATAAAGAAAGTAGTGGTGCACTACACGATCAACGCATTGGAACTAGTATTACACAAGGCGCAGTAGGCGGTATTCCCCAATGGGTAACAGGTACTGGCGTAGCAACCTTAAAAGTCCAATATCGTACAACAGCAGGTGTATTGCATGCCAATGCATATATCGTTTCGCAAAAAGGTGCAAAACAGTTTTTGGTTGCAAATGCAGTTGGTGCAGTAGAAGGCTATACTCACAGTAATGCTAGCGCAACAGTATGTACGCTAGCAGCCGGCGCTAGTGCCGCAACTGGTGCACCAGCAGCAACAGCAGCAACTATGGCAATTGTTGGATATACAACTGCTAATACAGCATTTTATGCTAGTCGTATTACTAGCAAGCATGTGTACGATTCTGCAACACCACCAAACAAATATCGTTATCGCTCGGCTGCTACCCAAGTGGCAACTGCTACATTTGCTAACGTAGTAGTACACTAAAATTAACGTTTTGGTACAAACAAAACCCGCTTCGGCGGGTTTTGTTTTGGAATCAGCAAAGGTTACATCAGCATAAATACATTAGATAAGGGCCACTGAAATGTCTGCTGTGCAAAATTTAAATACAGATCTATTGATATCAACCAAAGTAAATCCTACGGCTGATATTACGTTATCAACCCGTACGGTGTTTATTGACGGCAACTTGCAAGTTGGCGGAAATACTACCACAGTTACCAAAACAGAATTAGAAGTTTCAGACAACACCATCACAGTGAACAAAGGTGGTGGTGGTGCAACAGGTGTGGTATTGGGTACAGCCGGACTTGAAGTTGACCGTAAAAATCCAAGTGGAACCGGGTTGGCAAATGTAGCAATACGGTGGAACGAAACGTACGATAAATGGGAACTTACCAATGATGGATCCACATTTGCCAACATTAGTTCAAGTTCTGGACTAAGTTCAGTTTCAATTGTTGATGATTTAACCCCTGCATTAGGTGGAAATTTAAATACCTATGCTAGAACAATTTACAGCAGCAATGTTGCTGTAGTCAAATTTGACGATAACATAGCAATACAGACAACCACAGTTACACCAAGTGCAATTGCAGGCTATAGTGTGGTGTATTCACAAACACCAAACAGTGGCGGCTCAGGGTTATATGTAACCAACACAACAAATTCAAATAGAGAATTGGCCAGCAGTAGAAAAGCAATTGTCTACTCGCTAGTATTATAAGGACACGAAATGGCAATCACAAGTAACGCATTAGACACAACAGCAGGAAATATTTTTGTTAGTACCAGTACCAACGGTGACGCAGTTACCACAATGTATTTCTGCAATAGAGACTCTAGCACCCGTACATTTAATTTATACTTGGTACCAGCAGGTGGATCAGCAAACGTTAACAATATTGCTTACAGTAATAAAACTGTAACTGCCGGGGATACTTATATCATTGATTGGGAAAAACTAGTATTATCAACTGGTGACATGATTCAAGCAACATCAAACGTGGCCAATGCAATTGTTGCAAGCGTAAGTACAATAGGTCTATAACAATGGGAAGATATCTTAAAAATACACAACTTGAAGGCGGCAGTTATGCTGTTCAACTGCCATTGGGCAGTACCAGTGTGGGTCCAGATGTTCCTGTTGACGGACAAATTAGATTCAATTTAAGTAATACAAAAGTTGAATTGTTTTACAACGGTGTTTGGAATCAAATAGCCAAGGTAGGAACAGTATCAATTGTTGTAGATGAATTTACCGGCGACGGTATCGCTACAACATTTACCATGAGTCAAGCTGAGTCAAGTGCACCGGCTGTATTGGTTTCCATTGGCGGAGTGTATCAACAGCCCACAACCAACTATACTGTAGATGGTAGCACAACAATTACTTTTACAAGTCCCCCACCAGCTCCTGGAGTTAACCCTAATAAAATTGTAGTTGTTCATAATCTTAACAGCACTAACGCTGCATAAGGACAAACAATGGCAATTGGGCGTATATCCGGACCAATGCTGTTTAGCAACCTTGAAAGACAAGGTGTTGATCTAGCATTTGATTCTAATTTAGTATACTTAGATGTAGCCAATCGTCGCGTTGGTATTACTAACACATCGCCGCAATACGCTATTGACAGTCCGGGCAATGTCAAACTTGCAAATGTAATAATACAAGGTAGCGCATTCAGTTCTAATACCGGAGTAATGTATTTTGGTAGCAATGCAAATGTTAGCATAACAGGCGGCGCAAATGGTTTCCTGTTATCTACTGATGGCGCCGGCAATCTTATCTGGGCCAATGCTGCTGGGTTAGCATCAACCATTGCATCAACATTGCTAGGTAATTCAATACAACTTGGATCAAACAGTTCAGGTTACCTGGTAAGTAATGCTGTAACATTAACAACAACAACCTCAGTGACCAATGGTATTGCACAATTGAATCAAGTTCTTGGAAAATTAGTCCCCCCGGCCCCTCCTACGTTTCCTGGTACCAGTACAATTACAATTAGCACATTGTCAACCTATGTTATGGCACTGGCACAAGGTAGTCAGATTGATTTAACCGGCAATAGTCGTACTGTAGCAGCAGGCACAACAGTGGCCAATGTTCGACGAGCAAGTTCATATACAACTTCGAACGTTAGCACAGTTGGCCCAGGCGACGCTGGAACTATTACTGCCTATTTGAACAACACCAGTACAGGATCTCGTACGTTAACAGTTGGGTCGGATAACGGCACTTACGGTCATTTGGTAATTGGTAATAATATTGACTATGGTGCTTTCAATGGAACCGCGCAAGGATTCTGGGAAAGTTGTAATGTGTACGCAACTGGATCTAATGTAAGTCCTGGATGGAACGAAGTTTTCATTAATCATACTCAAGGCTCCTCAACAAACACACGTTTCTGGTACTTTGATAACAGCGCACCAGGTACACCTACATTTAGTTCAACTAGTATTGCCATATCAAGTAACACAGTAAGTTATTCTAGCACAGTACCACACCTGACTAGTAGTGCAGGATTTACTTTAACATTTAATATTGCTCGACTAAGCGGCGACATGTTCCCTACATCAAACAGCATGGTGACAGGAACCGCAGCAGGCGCTTTTGGAGCACCCGCAACAATTACGTACAGTTCAGCTGGTGTTAGTTGGCCATTGGCTGCAAATTTATATGTCAGTTCTGGCAGCGTGGCTTGTGTCACTACATCAAACGTTATTTCAGGATTTGGATCAAGCAGTAGCGGACCTACACTGAGTTGTTCAAACAGTTACAACACAGGAACGCAGAACTTCCCACCTGGTGTTACAGTTCTTTATAAAACAGGTACTGGTAATCAAATTGAAGAAACTAGCATGACCATTGCAGCAGGCGTTGGCAGTGGATCAGGTAATCCTTATCGTATTGTAAATCCAGGTAGTACAGATACTCCCACTTATAGCGCCAGTGCCTCAGCGTTTAATAGCACCTCAAGCACATTACAAACATATGATGCTACAGTAGTGGCAGCGGTATTAAAACACGATCAAACAAATTATAGCACCGGCCATCAACCAGTAGGTCCCAATTTAAGTGCTGGACGAAGCGGAAGTCAATATTATACTTTTGCCTTTGTCAGATCAGCAGTATCAAAATTTGATATTAGATACACAGGCACAATAGCAGGTCTATCAGTAGCATTACCAGGTAGTACCATTGACACATCATCAACGTTAAATGGTTGGATAGATATGGGTACTGCTTATGCAGGGTCAGGTGTACCAGGCGCCGGTGCAGGTGGTAACGGCAGCAATGGGTGCGCTCTGGGTGGGCTAGCAGTATTCAATTCTGCACAAACCAACAAGAGTGTGACTTGTACTTTTGGAACAGTAAGTAGTTCTAGTACCGCAACAAATGAAATTTATGTACGAGTAAAATTAACCAGCGGACAAACGGTGTCAGCATTATCTATACAGGCAGCAAGTAACTAATGGCTATTACAGACGCACAAAAGGTAGACTTACTATATAAGAAAATTGGTTTTGGTGTAGCCAAGACAGATACCTCTGCGTTCAAAAGTCCTAGTAACGAAGCCAATGCCAGTCCATTATTAACTCGCGGTGACACAGTTTGGCAGTTGAGCGATCAAATTCCCACAACCATACCAGCAGCAAATACCGCAATCATTGCGTTGTATAAAGATTCTTTAACAAGTACTATTCAAGCAACACTTGACTCAACTGTTAGCGGAACAAATAGAACTTGGTTAACCAATTTGCGTGATTGGGTTCCTTCTGAATTTGGTGCAGACTATCAAGTTAAAGTTTATGCAGATTCAAACGGTAGCACTACTCCACAGACTACAGGCACACAGCTATTTGCTGATGGCTCAGGTAATAATGATGCTTGGTATTTTGATTACGCGGCAGGAATTTTAAACTTTCCTGACACCAATGTTCCTAGTGCTGTGTCAGGTAAAAGAATTTTTGTTTCTGGTGCACGTTACATTGGTCTCAAAGGCGTTGCAACATTTGGTAATGTTACATTTGGTAATATAACTGTGACAGGAAACACCAGCGGAAATATAGTTGGCAATGTGTTAACAACCAATCAACCTTTTATTACCAGTCTGGGCAATTTAATATCTTTGAATGTCACAGGAAATTTAACAGCGGCCAATTTAATTGTTGGTAATGTTGACCTGTCGGGTCTGACTTCAAATGTTATTACCGCAAACGCTGCTAATATTTCTGGAAATGTTGTAGCAAGTTGGTTCCTTGGTAATGTGCAAGGACCTACAGGCAACTTTACTACCAGTGTGACATCAACAATGTTTTATGGAAACATAACAGCACAATCAATTACTAGTCCAACTGCAGATTTACATATCAGTGCTGCCACAAACGATCCAAACAATATCATTAGATTTGATAGTGTGAGTGCATTTGATATTCCTGCTGGAACAACCGCACAACGTCCACCAACTCCAGACTACGGCTATGTACGCTACAATACCGATATTGGATCAATTGAGTGGTGGAGCGGAGCTGCATGGGTAGCAGGACAAGATCTTATTGTTAGCGAAAGTATCAATCCAGATGGAACTAATGCCACGTACACTCTGGGTCAATCAACTTCAGAAAATGCAATTTTAGTTAACATTAACGGTACTATTCAGCAAGCAGCATCAGGTGCGTATACTGTAGTTGGTAATCAAATAACTTTTTCTGAAACGCCATTGATTACTGATATTATAGAAATTCGTTATCTCGCAGGTGGCGTTGCAGCATTATCTTGGCAAGGCGGTAATGTAACGTATCCTATTCGTGTTGCAAACACCACAGTAAGCACTAGTACTTCTACTGGTGCGTTAATTGTCAATGGCGGCGCTGGCATTGCTGGTAATTTACATTTAGGCGGAAATGTAAATGTGTCAACCACAGCAGGAACTCCAGGAAATACTGCATCCCCGGCAAATTGGCTTAAAGTTTATGTGGGCGGAACTGCATATTTTATGCCATTGTATCAATAAAATTCTTTGTAACACCGGCGTAACAACAATAATGTTAACTTTTGGTAAATAGTATTATTAATATTTGACACCTAAGGATTTATAATGGCCGTTACCAGAATTAAGAATAATCAGATCACTGACAGTACCATTACCTTTCAGAAAATTGCTTCGGGCACACTGGTTGGATCGTTGTTTAACTCAAATCTGGCGTTAAACTCAAATGTTACAATTACTGGAAATCTAACAGTTACTGGAAACACTACCACAGTTAATTCCATTGACACCACTGTTAACGATCCTTTGATTGTTTTTAATAGCGGATACGTTGGTACTCCTTCATACGATGTTGGATTTTTAGTTGATCGTTCACTGGGTAGTCTTCAAAATTATGGCGGTGTAAATGCTGCTTTGATTTGGTCAGAAAACGACGGCGCTTTTATCACAGTTCTAACCACAGAAACTGGTGCAACAAAAGGCGCAGTTAGCAAAAACTTTAAAGCAAACTTAATTACAGGTAATTTAACTGTTTCGAATGCATTGATCGCAGGAACTGCGGCATTTGCAAGTATCAACAATACACCAATTGGCAACACAACTCCAGCACTGGGTAGATTTACATACTTAACTGCTGACACAGGATTTAGCACAGCCAACGTAGTTGTCAGCGGTGGTTACATCAGTTCTTTAACCAATGCATTTGTTACTAGTACAAGTATTACTACTGGTTATTTTGGATCATTAAACACAGCCAACGCAGTTATTGGTGGCGGTTATATCAGTGCATTAACTAACGCAACAGTTACTACTGCAAGCATAGGAACTGGCACAGTTGGTGTTTTAAATACCAGCGCAGCCAATGTTGCTGGTGCGTTATTTGCAACAAGTTTGAATACTGCCAATGCAGTTATCAGTGGCGGGTATATTAGTGCATTGACCAATGCAACTGTTACAACTGGTAGCATTGGTACACTAACTGCAACAGTATTAAATTCTAGTGCAGCCAATGTTGCTGGTGCGTTATTTGCAACAAGTTTGAATACTGCCAACGCAGTTATTAGTGGCGGCTATATTAGTGCGCTATCTAATGCTTACGTAACCACAGGTTTAATAACAAATTTTAGCACCGGTAATGCTCGTATCACAGGCGGTAACATTACTATGGCAACCACTGCTGGCGGCCCAACTTATGTTACTGCGGATCATGTTGAAGGGTTTGACGCAATTTTTGGTAACCTATTAGTTGGCAATGTCTCAATCAGTAACGTATTGATATTCAGCGGCAATGTAACAGACCTTACTACTTTTTCTACTAAATTTGGTAATATACTCACTGGCTATGCAGACAGTTTCAAAATTGGCGCAAATACAGCAGCACCTGCTAGCTTTACTACAGCCAACGTAAGCAGCACATTTAAAGTAACAGACACAACAGAATCTTTATCGTCAACAACTGGCGCTGTAATTGTATCCGGCGGTCTTGGTGTAGCCAAAAACATCTATGCTGGCGGTAACGTTGTCATTGACGGCAACTTGACGGTTCGTGGCACGACTACCAATGTAGCCAGTGTTGACTTGGTAGTTGAAGATAGTACAATCAGACTGCATACATTTGCTAACTCTGCTCCGCTTGTGGCCAACGATGGAAGAGATATTGGTATAATTGGCGACTACTATCTTGGTGCAGACAAGAATTTCTTCTTTGGTAGAAAAAATACTTCTGGATTTTTTGAATACTATGCTGACGTTACAGAAAACGGCAGCAATGTAGTAAGCGGCACTTACGGCACAGTCAAGTCTGGAGAATTGGTAATTTCGAATGCTACCGCAGCAACAAACACTATCACAGGTGCAATTACTGTTGCCGGTGGTGTTGGTATCGCGGGCAGTTTATATGCTGGTACTGTTGTTGCTGGTAGTATTAACTCAACCCCAATTGGTAATGCAACTCCAAGTACCGGTGCATTTACCACAATCACAGCAACATCAACAGTATCTGTTGCAGGTGCTGCAACATTAAACAGCTTGACTGTCAACAACGAAGCCAAAGCAACCACAATCAACGGAACAGCCAACGTTTATCTAGCACCACAATCTGGTGCAGCCACAGTTACAATTAACCCGTTGGTCGTTGGTGCCATGGACAACATGAGCATTGGTGCTACGTTGGCAGCTAATGCATACGTAAGTAACTTTAGAGCTGCAACCAGCTTGTTTGCAGCACCAACTGGTACAGTTTGGTTGCGTGGTGGAACAGGCACAAGCGGTATTAATAACATACCAATTGGTGCAGTTACGCCAGCAGCTGGCACATTTACTACCGTGGCTGCACAGACCACAAATACCACAACATTAAATGCAACTGCTGGAAACATTACTACTGGTTATTTTGACTCATTGAACACAGCCAATGCAGTTATCAGTGGTGGATATATCAGTGCATTGACCAATGCAACAATTATCACAGCAAGCGTTGGTACAGGAACAGCAACCACATTAAATGCAACTGCCGGGAACATTACTACTGCATATTTTGGCTCATTGAACACAGCCAATGCAGTTATCAGTGGTGGATATATCAGTGCATTAACCAATTTAACAGTGACTACTGCCAGTGTTGGGAATTTAAGTGGTACCGGCAACATTGTGCTTAGTACAGGTAACATAGTAATAGCTTCTGGTAACGCAACAATTTACACAGAAGCAGCTGGTACAGCAAATACACGTGGTGCATTGGTAATAACCGGAACTGGTGGAGCAGCCATAAACGGAAATGTTTATGTTGGCCAAGGCGCAGTAATAAACGGCAACAAGACTGTTTTTGACACTATCATCAAAGGTGCAAATGATAATAGTCTGATTCTTGCTCATGCAGCAACCACATACGATCAAGTGGTCATTGGTGGCAATATTACCACAGCCAATGTAACATTAGGCGCAAAACTGCAAATTAGCAGTCAAGATTCGCTGTTGGTACCAGTTGGTCCAAGCTCAGAGCGTCCAAGCTCAAAAGGCTATACTGATGTTGATGGTATGCTTAGATTTAATAGTACTAGTAATCAACTTGAGTATTACGGCAATGGTGCATGGAACAATACCGGTAGTGTTATTACAATTATTACATCACGCACATTCTCAAACAGTTCTGGCGACATTGGCGGCAATGTCAATGGCAGCAATACAACATTCACTCTTAATGCCAATGCTACCAGCAGTGGTACACTGGTAACTATTAACGGTGTTATGCAAATTCCGATAACTGCATACAGCATATCAGGAACGACCTTAACATTTACCGAAGCTCCAGCAATTGGCGACGTGATTGATACTAGAATACTGGCAACCACATCAACCATTGATTTCCTTTCATCGGATCAAGGTTTCAATCAATTTGTTGCCAACGACACCAGTTTGAGTTTTTACTCAGGTAATGTGCTAGTTGGTTCTGTTGAAAATTGGCGCATTGATACCAACGGCGATTTTTATCCAGTCACACAAGCAAACATTGGTGCACCAAACAATCGCGTTGACTACTTGTTTGCAAGTAACATTGACATTCAAGGTGGTGCAATCAGTGGTGTTAGCTTGGGCGGCGGTTCTTTAGATAATACTGTGATTGGTGGCAACATTGCTTCAACTGGTTCGTTTACTACATTATCAGCCAGCACATTGTTACAGGCCAATTCAGCAATTGCACTTGAAGACAACAATGGATTGTTTGTGGCACCAAGTTCCACAAACAAGATCAGCAGTTTTGATAAAACTGTGTATCGTAGCGGCAAGTTCTTTGTACAACTAAGTGATGAAAGCGGCTCAGCATATCAAGCCGCAGAAGTACTGGTAGTGCATGATGGCACAACATCGTCAATTGAAGTGTATGGGGTAACATTCACGGGTGCAGCCAATTTGGCATCATTCAGTTCAAACGTTGCTGGTAGCGTTATCAATTTGAATGCCAGCAGCGCAGGTGCAAACTTAAGAGCAAAGGTAACACCAACCTTGATGAGAATTTAATAAAAACATAGCCAACAGGGAGACATGGAACTATGGCCAATAAGAATTTTGTAGTACACAACGGGTTAGAAGTAGGTGGCGTTAAGATATTTGCTGGCAATAGCGACATTGTTCTTAGCGGCAATGTGACATCTACCAGTTCAGCAAGTGTTCAGCAGATTGCTGTTACTAAATTTGTCATGCAGTTGCCTGCTGCTCTTGCAGCGCCTGAATGGTACAAGCTAGGCACATTTAGTGTCAACAGCGGTGCAGGTGCAGGCGAAGCGTTAGAAATCATCATTGTTGCGGGCCGAGGCTACACACAAAATTCACAAATTAAAGATTTTATCAATATCCGTTATCTAAACGGGTCTGGTACCAATATAGAAGCAAATTATTACAGCCAAGGATACAAAGAAGGTGTCAGCGGAGTAAAAGTAAAAAGTGTCAACGGATCTGCTACTGGAACAACCTGGGATGTTTATGTTTACGTTAATGCAGACTTGGGCAAAGGGTTCGCTGAAGTACGTACAACCACAGATGCAAAATTTACCTGGGTTAATACATCCGATACCGACCCCGGAACAGCAGCAGCCAATCTTGTTGTTGCTACTAATAAATTTGTAACAGCAACCAGTAATGTGGTTATTACAAGTGGTAATTTGTATGTTGGCGGTAACATTTACCAAGCCGGAAGCCAAGTGGCAACTTCGGTTGGCAATGGATTTTTGACTAAAGTCATCAACGGCAACGGCAGTACAGGACCATTTTCATTGGGATCAACACCAGCAGATGTAAATCAAATTGCAGTTTGGTGGAATGGTATCTATCAACCAAGTTATACCTACAGCATATCAGGATCAAATATCAACTTCACTGAAGCAATCCCAACCGGATCAAATGTGGAAGTAAAAATACTTGCAGGTGTTGGTGCTCAATTGCTGGGAACACTGGGTGACATTGACTTTAGCACACCCCCAACCAATGGCCAGTTTTTATCATATGACTCAGCCACAGGAAAATTTAAGCCAGCCAGTTCAGCAGCACAATCGCAAGTTACCAACACAGCAATTACCTATGCAGTTGTGTTTGGTGGACTATAATAACGGTAAATAGCATACAAGGAAATTAAAAATGGCAAAGAAAACATACACAAGCGGTTATATTTTTACAACAGGAGTAAGCGGTAGTACTCAAGTCACACTTCCGAACAAAGTATCGCCGGAAGAGGTACTGTTGATTATTCATGTACCTAGTAAATCTGTGTTGTACAACTTTAACGATACAACATTCAATGCGGTAACATTTACCAATATTCAGCGAAGTGTTTCAGTTCAAGGTAATACTGTAAGTGGCAATACTGCAATCAAGTTTACTACTGGACAGTTTAGCACATTAAAATACAACGGCACTGGTGTACAACAGGGCTGGCGAGTGGCTGGCACAGGTATGCCCACAAATGGCGCCACAGTTGATTTTACCAACAATGCAGATATTATCTACCTGGATGTTCCAGCAACATCAACAGGAACAAATACAGCACTGACCTTTAGTGATAGAAGTTATCAAACCAGAATTGGCAACATACCGGTAGATACCAGTGCATATAGTACCACTGACAAATTGTTAATCATTGCCGACAGCGAACCAGCACCATTGGTATCATTCCGCGACTTCTTGGTTGATCCAGTGGGTAAATTGCGTGTAAGTACACCACAGTCCCTGATTGACACCGACTTCGAATATGGACCGCAGCCAACAAAATGGCAAACAATTGGACTTGTTAATAACATGTTTGCCAGTTACGGTCGTAACACTGATACTGCATTGGCAGCAAATATCAGCACAATTCAAGGCAATGGAACTGCAATTACAAGCGTAACCACTGATTCAGCACACGGTTTGACAGATGGACAGCCAATTCGAGTGGTTGGCACACAAGATCAACAGGCCAACGGTGAGTTTATTGCCAGTGTAACTGGTGCAACCAGTTTTAGATACGTTGGTACTGGCACAGTCAGTTCTGGTTCAATCAACCAGAACGGTGTAGCGGTATATCCTGGGTCATTTTTTACAGGTGCACAACTGCCATTGACAGCAGTAAAAACTTTTGGAAATACCACGGTACAAGTAATAACACCAACTGCACATGGCCTGGTGGTAAACAACACAATTTCAGTATTGAATTTTGCCACCGGTGCAATCAACGGTGCTCAAATTATTGCCACCAGATCTAATACCCGAGCATTTGAGTACACAATCACTGGCTCACCAAGTGCAGCTAGTACTACTGCAGGTAACGTGTATGTGAGACCGCAAGGTATTGCTTACGCAAGCCCGCAGGATGGCGGCATTGTGATGACCACAAATGACACACAACCTAACAGCAGTATTATTCGACAGAGTCGTAAATATTTCCGTTATCAATCTGGTAAAGGTGTACAAATTTCTTTTGCCGTGGCATTCAACAATCCAGATCAGCCTAATTCTGGAATTGCCAATCGGGCTGGTGTATTTGACGATCAAAACGGTGCATTTTATGAGTGGGATGGTACCACGCTATGGGCAGTACGTAGATCCAGCACTAGACAATTAACCGGCACAGTGACTATAACCAATGGATCGGGTGGAATAACTGGGGTCGGAACAGCGTTTAGTACTGAGCTTGAAGTTAACCAAAGAATCGTGGTAAAAGGAAATAGTTATAAAGTGTTGGTAATCAACAATGATACCAGCATTGAAGTTGCACCAGCATATCGTGCAGACACCAGTGTCACAACATTGTCCGGAGTCATTGCCAGTGCCACAGTTGATGCAAGAATTCCGCAGACCGGATTCAATATTGACATGGCAGATGGTACAGGTGAAACAGGATTTAATCTTGACATCAACAAGATACAAATGTTTTACATTGACTATGCATGGTACGGTGCTGGTACAATTCGTTATGGTGTTAAAGACCAAGGCGGTGAAATTATTTACTTGCACAAGTTTGTACACGGCAACAACAAGATTGAAGCCTATTTCCGCGCTGGTAACTTGCCTATCAGATACGAAGTAGTCAATGGTTCCACTGCACCTGACTATGCACCAATCCTGTTCCACTGGGGTACTAGCTTGATCATGGACGGTATGTTCAACGAAGATCGCGGATACACATTTGCCAGAGCTGGTACAATAAATTCTGTGACCGTGGGTACTCCTTATTGTTTATTAAATATCCGATTGGCGCCGACAGCTGACAATGGTTTACCTGGTGGTTATGGTGTACGCGACCTAACAAATAGAATGCAGTTATGGCCATTGGGGTGTGACGTAGCATCAACTGACTCGGTTATTGTTAGTATCATTTTAAATGGTCAATTGAGTAACCCAGCGCCAGTCTGGCAAAATGTTGGTGGTAACAGTCTGACACAA